TTAAAGATGAGCCATTATTATCTTGATAAGTTAGTAATGATAAAGGCTTAGAGGGGCTAAACTTAACCGATTTTTCCCCTGCTACAGCCACACCCCAAGAATTGTCTGCTTTTAAAGCTGTAGTATCTGCTAGCCCAAAACCAGTAGAAAAGATAATACCTTCTGTCTTATACACACGGTTATCCCCAGCCACATTATTGTAATCCTCGAATGAAAAGGTCGAATTAGGTGCCCAGTTCGATTGATTTGCAACAGAAAAGGTAGGACTCCCCGTTGCGTTTGAAAAGCCGAAGTTAGTGAAGAATGAGCCAGCTGAGGGGTTAATGTCTGATGCACCTACTGATACCCAAACCGATTCTTTAATAAGCGAGTTTACCGCCAAGCTAGAAAGGGCGATCGGAACTGGTAGTGATCGAAAAACATTTCCGACAGTATCCTGCAAATTGACAATAGATGTGATGCCCCAGATCTGGGTGCCTGAACCCCCACCTCTGTGAAAGACGTTCCCCTTAAAACTGCCACCTGTTGTGTTGTATCCACCATTTCCACCATTCGTGAAATAACAGTTGTCAAATATATTATTCTCGTAATAATTGATATTCTGAATTACCGCTGATCCTGCTAAAGTAGGCATTTGATAGTTGCCTCGCACAAAAAAAGGATATACTGACGAAAAGACCGATCCGTTACTTATTAAGCCTCCAGTCTCCAAAATATTATTATCAATGACCGCTCCACCAGAAAATTTCGTGAATAAAGCCTGAAGAAAGTAACTACTGTTATTAGGAAAAGACATGTAGTTACTATCGGTGGTTGGCATAGACCTTCGTGTCAGATCCTCTGCATAAATATTAGAGGTGGTGGCGGTTCGTGCAGTCCAGCCGATTGAGCGTAAAACACAGCCCTTGATGTTCCAGTAGTGAGGATAGAAGGTTAAGCCAGTTGAGAGAAATGTCGTTGATGTTGCATTTTCAATTTCAAAGCCGTAATCGGTGAAGTTAGTTCTGAACACAAACCCACCTGCCAAATAGTTAGCAGCCAGAGTACCTGTGATGTTGATTTGAGTCCCTGAAATAGTGCTGATCGTGTATTTTGTCACCGTAGTGGTGAGCGCGTCTCGATATCCTACATAGATAACGTCTCCATTGAGCCAGGGTTTTACTGCTCCAGCACTCACGTCTCTATCTACAGTGATAAAAGAAGCTCCTGAAGTGTGTGCACCTGAGAGATAGGCATAGCGATCGGTGGGGAGTTGTCCAAAGATATTGACTGAAGCTCCTTCTTGCACCAATCCTGAGTTAAGCCCTAGTCCTCTGAGTCCTGTATTACTTGCCGTCCCAACACTCGCATTCTCTATTCTAATCTTACCTCTATTGGTAATGGTGATAGGACTACCGGATGTACCTGCCCTGAGTCCACCGTATAGGCTAAAGAGACACCAGCCTCTAACTGTGAGCGTATAAGATCCACCAGTCCCCCAGATCACACAGTCTTGGTTCGTGACATCAGTACTGCGACACGCAATCAAAGCAACTGACTGTGTTGCGTCCCCAGTACCAAGAACACCAACAACTGTAGCTGTTTGGTCGATCGTTACCGTGCCAATGTCTCCTCTGCCACAGACAATCGTATCGTTATTAGCAAAAGTAGCGGTAGTCTCCGAGAAAGTCGCATAAAAAGGATCAGTACCGTTTGAGGTAACAAGAGTAGGCTGCGTTCCAGCTCCACTTGACGAGATGTTAAGTCTCCATGTACTCACCGCGGTTGTATAGGCATAGCTACTTGAGAAAACAAAAGGGACTGCTAGAGCTGTAGTTGTTAGTACCGTTGAGTTACCAAGCTCGGCACTGGTGAGCGTTCTGCTTACTCGAGTTGTCCAAACTGACGCTACAAACTCTTGAAAATCTACAGTGACTGAATAACCAACACCAATACGCAGACACAACGCCACCCACTTGAGGTTGCCAGTCGCCGAGAAGGTAATTGGGATTTGTCTCGAGCTAGACAAAGAGAGAAGCGTTGCACTAAATACACCCAGATTAGAGGCGTGACTAACCACAAAACCGTTAGCTGTGCTAAGAGTGGTATTAGTGGTTGCACCTAATATTGCCATATTATTCTATTCCTAATTTGGTTTTTAATTTGTTTAGCTTATCGTCAATTGAATCTTTTAAATCTAACTTATCTTTTACCTTTTCAGTCAGTTCTGCAAATAAAATATCAATATCAGTATCAGAATCAATTTGAAAGGCAATCGTTATATCTTCACTTTCTTTGTCATTATGAAGTCTGACAATAACTTGCATATTGTTGTCATCCAATCTCTCTATTCTATCGAATTTTTTATCCCACATTGTGTTAAAGGTTAAGAATAAGATAAAGCCGCTCTATTACTCCAGATATTATCAAAGTTAGCATTACCATCAGCCCAAGTTTTACCCTCACCATCAACGTCGGATAATCTAAAGACCCTCCAGATCGCTGCACTTGTGGAGGCATAACTGCCCATTGCGCAAAATCCGTAGTAGGTAATATCTGTTGTGGTGGTTGAATCTGAGCGAAAGGAATAGTTGGCCGTGTCTCCAAATGCGGTAATAGTACCACCTGATCCATCAGAGATGGTAACAACTACAGCCCCATTCGCACCCTGTGTCAGAACGGTAGCCTGGATGTTTGTGTTGTCACCATCAACAATTTTGACGATTTTATCTTCTGTCATTTACTATTTGTCTTTATCAGTCTTACTAAGCATTGCTACAAGTCTCTCTTTACGTGTCACCATTGCGTCCTTAATCTCTATCTCTTCTCTATAGGCATCAAGAGTGGCCTGATTCATATTTAATGTTTTCTCTTGTTGCTCCACTACCTTCTCGCGATTATCCAGCTCTACTAGCCTTCTAGAATGCTCTAACTCTAATTGTGCTAGAGTATCCTTCTTCCTCGCCAGATCTGTGTCTAGGTCCCTATTAGAGTCTCTTTTAGTAATAGACTCGTTATCTAGGGTGGTAATCAACACATCGTACTCCATCTTCAGTGTTCGCTGTTCTGCTACACGTACATCAAGCTCTTGTAGTTCACTCACAAATCGGTCATAGGCCTCTTTGCTAGATCTGAAGTCAGCCTCTATCTTCTCTGTCTCTTGCTTTGTTGAGACGTTTTGATGTCTCAAGTCAGCTGTTCGCACTGCTATCTCATTTAATGTTTTTTGTTTCTCTAATATCTGCTTATCCATTATATGAGCGTAACAGTTATAGTAACTGCAGCAGCGGCCGTAGTAGCAAATATGGCGTAGATAGCCATAACATCACTCCTGAACGGTGTAGTAGAAGTTACCAGGATAATATCGTTTGTTGATTTATTTAGCCTAATATATACACTTCCAGTTGTCTCGATACTAATATAATGTGCTCTCTTCTTACGGACACCAGAAAAGAGCGTAGTAAATGCGGCGACTGTGTTTAGATTAACATCACCACTAACGCCAGCAATATTAGCACTGCCAGACTTCCACTCATACTCCTCTTTATTCCAACCTTCACCATTTTCTCTTGCAATGTACATTATTGTAAAGAGTTAAACTTATTTACTATACTTATTGTAAATCTTAATCGACTTATCTCTTATCTCCTCAAACTTCTGCTTTTCTGCCTCTGTTTTAGCCTGTCTTAAAGCCTCATTGGCTCGGTCGATTCTGTGTTCGAAACCAGCTTTTTTATACATAGCCTCGTCCATTCTAGATGCACTAGCATAAGCCTCTGCCTCTCCTTTGTGCTTGTCGTAGTCGAATCCCATAATTAAGATAGTACAGTTGGTAGAACACGGTAGAAGACTCTAATTAGAAGACTAGTGTTTCCTGTAATTATTTCACCTGCGGTCATGTGTACCATCAATGCTGCGTTTGCAGTTGGATTAAGCTCTACTCTAGCAGTTCCTACTGCTGATTGTGGAACCAATGCATACCTTGTTTGTGCTGTTGCTTGATCTAAGAAGCCAGTAGTCTCGATTCCAGACACGATAGTGCCTGAAGCGTCAGTATACCTTAGTACCAAGTCCTCACCTGCTGCAATGCCTGCATATGCAGTGCCAGCTGGCTTAAAAGCAATCCATAGAAAGGGGGTTATAGCTTTATTTGCACCTGGTGCCGCAACGACACTAATCGGAGTTGCGAATAAAGCTAGGAGTTCGGCTGATGTAACGGTAAAAGTGCCAGTATCTCTGGATACTGTTTCCGCATAAGCTACATTAGCAAGCTCGCCAGTCGAACCGATAACCGACACGTCATTTACTGTGAAACCATTAGCACTGTTCACTGGTCCTGAGAAATTTGTTGTTGCCATGTTTATTTTTAGTTATCTTAATATATTCCCTTAATTCACCTATAAGGTCGACTCGATAACGAGGTGTGGTTTAACCTAAAGCTACCACAAAGGTTTATTACTTATGTATAAGAAATACCATCACCCTTTGAACCCCAAGTTCTTCTCCAGTCTGTCCAACCAGTTGAAGCCTCATATCGTACTTTCCACATTAAAGTATCGTTCATGTAGCCCACGGTTTCGTTTAACTTGCCAACCTCTGGTCTAACGCCCCATAACCAAGTTAAAGGACATTCGTCCCCCAACAAGAACCATGCAGTGTCGGAACCACCAGCACTTGCAGACAAGTATTTCCAAACAATGACTTTATCGATACTTAATCCCTCAAATTCTTGTGAATTTTTGCGATCGTATACATTAAGATCGTTATCGGCTGTTCCGCTTCTCTTCTCGGAACGGGCTATAATTAATGCCTCTTTTCTGAGTTGATTAGGTACTACTAAAGTAGTAGCAAAAGAGCTTGTTAATTGTCCAGTGTCGCTTAAAACGTCCTCAAAGGCAAGCATACCTGTTTCTAGATTGGCCTCTGTTAGAGTCAATCCAGTTGAGCTTACGTTTGACTGATTACCATTTCCATCTGCTCTAGCATGAGTTAGATCAAACAATCGGCGGCCGTCGTCTAGAGATGTAAAGCTAGTATTAAAACCGTTGCGGAGTACACCAGCACTTCTATTCTCAATCGATCTCCGCGCACTTGCTGCTTGCCCTCTTGCGAGATTAGTAGACTTTGAAATGCCAGACTTATCATAACGAATAAATTCGTCGGTTAACGTAATCACTCCACCATGCTTGACTGGTGTGAAAGTTGTGCCGTATGTCTGGAAGATAGACTGAGATGGATAAGGCTGACCCTCACCAACTATACTAAGTGTACCTAGGTCAGAATAATTCTGAGTTTTCTGATTATAATCCTCTTGCTTCTCCACAGTGAAGATTTTCTCCATTGTAGATTTCACTTGATCCATCTCGTCTGTAAAGTGATGACGGATAGCAGGATCGATTGCCTTTCCGAATTGCAGAGTTGACATTGGAGTCGTTGTACCCATTGCTTAAAATTCTATAAAATTATCTAATAAATTGATGCTTAACAATCACAAACTCACCGACACTAACGTCAGAATCCAACACTGGGTTTACCCCTTGTGGATTTACTAGAGTACATACAAACGCTCTGGCTGTACCAGCTCCGTTATAAGTAGTCTCTCTTGTTGAGATATCAATCGCTTGTGCGCCAGTACCACCTGTAGTATCGAAATACTTACCCGCGTCTGTGGCTACGATACCAGTAGAGCTAGAATCCATTATTACAACAAGTCCAGGTGTGCAATTTACACCACCACCAACTGTTGAAGCGGTCATTGCTTGTATTGCTACACCTAATAGAGTCTCTGCAGCGGCACCAACTTCTAGTTGGCTTGCTTTAAGAACTACTGTATCACCGTTTGCAATAGTTGCATTACTATCATACTTTTTAATAATCTCAGGCAAGCCATAGAAGCTGCCGCGAGTATACATTAATCCTGCTGCCATTATGTTTAGATTTTAAAATTAACTTTTTCTTTTCCACTTTAAATAATCCTCAGGACTTAATCCTGTCTCCTTAGCTACTTCTCTCTCAAACTGTGTAAGAGAGGATGTATCAACACTTGACTTTGTTGGACTGCTTACACCAGGGCTACTACTAATTCCAGATTGTCTGTTAATAGCCTGGAAATATCCCTCCATTCTGCCTTCCTCTCTTAACTTCTCGGGATGCAAGACTGCGTTATACGCATAGTCTAGTGCAGCTTTCTCTTCCATCTTATGCGTGTTCTGCATACTCTGAGAGATAGTGCCAATCGAGTTCCTTATAGAAGATGCATCCTCAGGGCTCCTGTTCTCATAAATATCAGGTCTTTCAGCCTCGAATGATGCGAACAATGTATCTCGTTCCTTCCTCTGTTCGACTCTTTGGGCATCTGCTGCCTCCCTCTGTCCTTTTGCAAACTGTATATCAGGATGTTCATTGATCAGTCTCTGTATGTCTGCGCTAGTATCATTCTTTGAAGGTGGGGTCTGTGCTTGTCCCCATAGCTCTGGGTTGTTAGCCTTTAATTGACCTACAATCTGCTCTACCTGGTCTGGAGTAGCACCCTTCTTTGACAAGGCGCTTCTATATCTTTTCTCAGACTCAGTCACAAAACCTTCATAAAACTGAAGTAGCTCATCCTTTTCTTTAACCGAATCTTGAACTTTTTTAAACTCCTCCTGTGTTTGCTTAAGCTTTCCGTATTCTCGTTTTAATGTCTCTACGTCGGGCTCTTTATCAGATGTCTTGTCTTCTTCCTTAATAGGATTAGTTGCAACATCTTTACCTGTGTCGTTTTTAGTTTCCTCGTGTCCGACCACAGGGTCGGGGGAGTTAGATGAGTCTTTGTCTAAAGTATCTCCTTTAGCTGCTGCGTCAAACGCTGCCTGTAAAGAAGGGTCTAGCTCAGTCTCATCCGAAACATCAGTCTCTTCGTTCATTTCTTTGGGATATAAAGTTAAAGGACCGACCACAGCGATAGAGGATTAGTCCACGCTATACAGTCGGTTCTTCCGTTTTGTACTAGTAGTCAATAGCCCTATTCTCTCTTCTTTTTTAAAAGATGTCAAGATTTTGGCTTGCTGGTTAGCTTTGCTGCCATTGCCCTGGCATTTATAATAACCTTCGCGTTCTCGGGTAAATCTAGTAGATACTTCATGGTCTCCACCTGCCCGTTCAGTGTTCTGTGTATATCTGCGTTGTACGGCACCGAATTGAATACGATATCCCTTGCCTTCACTATTCTTATTGCAAAGATCTTTTTTAAGATACCAAACAGGGGATCGTCTTTAAATCTTTGTATAATAAGTAAGTCGTCATCGCTTAACGCATCCAGCGGAAGCTCAACATTCTCAAAGATATCCATAGTTGTTATTCTGTAAATTTAAACTGGGCCTAAACCTGGGTTAGGGAAACCACCCTGCATCGCTGGGTCCATCATTGGCGCTCCACCCATTGCTGCCATTGGATCTTCCATGCCTAGGGCTGATTGTTCAACTGGCTCTGGGGCTGATGGTGCTGGAGCTGCTGGCATCCTAGATGCTACTACTGGCAGCGTCATGTCCCTTTCCAGATGTGTCCTTAAATTACTTATTGTTAGACTGTTTCTCTCCATAGCTTTTACAATATCAGCAGGCGGCTCGAAGTTGGACATTATAGGCATTCCATCTGGTCCCACCGTCTCTGGTGCTTCTTGTGCCATCTCGCTAATTGTCTGCTCGTACATAAGATTAGTATTCTCCAAGGACTCAGCAACCTGGTCGTGGTATTGCAGATGCACCTCACTGCGCCCTGGTCTACCGTCTACTATCTTCCCCTCTAACATTCTATTAGTCTCTAAGACCGCGTCAGCAATCTCGACTGCGTCAGAATCGTCTTGGTTCAACAAAATCTTAGACGGCACATTGAAAGTATCTACATATAAGGTAGCCACTTCTTTTAGATTAAACACTGCGTTCGGGTTCATAGCAACACTTTGCGGATTATCTGGGTTGGCGGCTAACGGTATCACCTGGGTCATCATGTTCGATATTTTTTGCATCTCCAGACCTCGCGAAATAATCTCTAGTGAATCTGGAGTTACTTGCACCTCTATCTCCCCTTTTGTGTCTAGGTATTCTGGTTTAGTTTGTAAGAAAGAGTAACTCTGCTTATCGTCGCTAATTCTTACCTCTTCTAATCCGCTGTCAATCTCAACTTTTTTACCTTCTATCCTAATAGTTCTTAGATTATCCTCGATCTTCTTAGCGTCCCTTGGCTGCATACCCTTAACATAAGGCTCACTGTAGAATTGCTTAATCATTTGTGGTAACTGTGCACCTGCGCTATAAAGGCCGTACATAGCCCAATTGTCTACGATATTAGCTATCATGTTCTCGGCCGTTTCCTTAGACATTACCGCAAACGTGGCAGGGGCATTAGATGGAACAATTGACGTTTGCGTGGGGTCTATTTGAGAGGCTATAGTTGCATTTTTCGAGATAAGATCTAGCGCTTTAAATGCATCAAAGCCCACTGGATTGTAAGGCATAGGCATAATCTTATTACCTATGCTTGGCGATTGTGATGTGTCTATAGGAATATATTTACTGTTTGCTCTAATTAATGCGGCTGTAGTCTCTCCCCATACCGATTTATCTATAAACGTAGTATTGTTCATGCTTTCATAGATCTTATCCATCACCATGTTAATCAATATTTCTTCTGCGATCTGCTGGTGCTGCAACAAGTCAGGGAGGCCCATGCCGTATTTTTGGTTGGGGAAAACGATACAAGGCAGCTCGTGGTAAGTTAGTTGCTTATGGTTATTTGGAAGAGGCTTTGAAATAATAGGGATGTCGTTTACTAATACTATGTGCTTATCTAACATCTTATTCTCGTACTCTATCAACTCAGCATCATCGTCTAATAATATATCCGTTGGCGCCGACCACAATATGCGCTGATCTGTGGCGGAGTAACCTCCAGATGCTTTTATCTTATCTAGATTTTTAGCCTCTGGATCTATAGCGTAAGTGGATTTAATCTCGTCTATGTTTACTATTCTCCTGCGCATTACATAACGTGCAGATTTATTTACACCCTGCATTTGTTTTGCAGACGGGTCATAATAAATTTCTTCGGTCGGGATGTACTCGATCGTTATGTCAGAGTAAGTGCATTCGAGTGCTGGTTTCTGATATGTTACTTTAATCTCAGTCTCAGTTCCTTCGGTTACGTCCTTACTCCTTTTAGGATTCTTCTCTCTGTATGTATGTTTTACCCATACCTCTTTATATTTGAGTTGGAAGTACCCATTCCCAAAAATTAAGGATTCTTTAGATGCTAACGCAATTTCTTTGCGCCCCTCTGTCGTCGCCATAATATGATTAATTATAATTTCAAAAATCTTTGCTTTTTGTCTATCTTCATCAAATGTTGCTTTAGCGGAAAATTGAATCGTGAGTTTTCTTTGCTTCTGTGAGGTCGACTCAATTCTACCTAATGTCATAGGTGATTTAATATTTGATCTGTAGTCGTCGCTAGATGGTTCGACTGCCCATTGCATCCACATTTTTAAATTCTTTTCCCTATGTGTCCGCCAGGAGCTGCCCGACACTGTATCTGATTCGTCTCCTAGAGAAGAAGGCCAATAACAGCCACTGTCTATTTCACGCTTTGCATCTTCATAATGCCCTCTAACTAGTTCTACGTCGTCGAAATCCTTCTGTGTAGCACTTTTCCCCTTCTTAGAAGTCTCATATTCGTTGATATTAACCCATTTATTAAACCTTTCTAACTTAGCCTCTGTGCTATTTTTAACGTCTTTTTTAGCCATCAAATGTAAATTGTTGTTTATTACCTATAATTAAAGTAATTGAATTATTATGCTTCTTTATAGTCAACTCGCCAAAATCGTTATTTTGTAGAAACCTATGTATTTCTAGTAGGATCTTACTTTCTTCAAAGCTACAATCTACTGTTTCTGAGACAACGCCCTCGCTCTCTTTAAATGTTAGATTTAGTTTCATGTTATTTCTAATAATGTATTATTCCAAGTCTCTAGATCCTTCTTTAATTCGTTTAAATCGGATAGATTTGCGATTATTAGATTCTGTTTGCTAATTGTAACATTCCGCACCTCATGCCCGTAAAAAGTATGATTACATTCAGGGCATAAGGTAAGCGTTTTCCCTAAAGATTTCTTATACACTATCGCCGCCTGCTTGTAAGTTACACTAGATTTGCACTGGTCGCAGGTAACCATACTAGGCTGCATTACTTTAATTACTCTCTAATAGTTTTATAAGCTCGTCCCTGGTTGCCTCTGGATCATGCTCTAATTTAGCCTTCAAAGCCCTTGCAATTAAAGATTTCCTGTTCAGACCTCGCCATTCTGATTCATCTACTAGCTCTATTGTTAAGAAACCCTCAAATTGCGGATTTTTTAACTTACCGCCTGAACGCTTTATAGTGTCCTCATTTTGCACAATCTCTTTTCGTACCAGGTATTTTAATTGCTCCATTCTTTCCTCAGACAGTGTCATTGCTTCGCCTGCTTTAATTGTAAAAAAATAAGCCGGCACTACCGATTTAATCCCGTTTACTATGTAAGTTTCCCTAAACATAGACCCTAGCGCTTTTCCAGATAGCCAGTTGGTGAATCTCTTAGCCATCGGTGTTTTGCTATTTGCTATCTTCTCCTCATCGAGCTGACCTATAAAATCAGCACTTAATTTATATTCCTCCCAATCTGTGCGATCCTTTTCGCTTAGGAGTGGAATAGTCCACTTAACTTTTACGGTTACATCCGAAACATTAGTTATCTTGTACTCCATTTTTTGGTTGTACTAAATTTAATTAAAATAATACTAGCACTAAGTTAAATAGATCACCACCTCCACCCTCAAATTTTAGGTTGCCCTATAGTAAAAAGTGGGAATGTTACGCAAATGTATTAAACCACGGTGATTTTCCTGCCTTTTGTTACGCAAATGCTAATCTGCATGTCCTCTAGTATCCGCCGTTAGGCCGATACCCTCTAATCGGTTCTATCTTTTCCTCTTCTCTACTTAAGTATTGTGGTTCGTTATCTGCAAAATATTCCACGGCCGTACGGTAGTGAGAAGTATAATCGTGTATCGGCTTATTAACCTCTGCTGTAGATTGCGAGTCCTCTGATCTCCTAGGATATCGGGCATTTTCCATGGCGTCTATTAAAGGCGCACAACGGCGCTGATCTACTTCTGTATACCTAAGCATCAGTATTGTCTTTTCTCTCAAATCTCTGTGACTCCTACCGCCCCAAGGCTTAGACGTTACATATATATTGTACTTATTTAATACCGTCTGTGTAGAGCTGCCTGTTATTACGCTTCTGCTATCTACGTTAGGATCCCCAAAATGGCTAACGTCTTTCTTAAAGTCCACGTGCGACTGAATCTTGCTAATGTCTTCTTGTGTATAAATATGCGTCCCTGAAATCGCTTGTCCTGTTACAAAAGGGATATAGAAATCTATAGACTTATTAACATTACTATAGCAATCTATTATGTATAGCTTCTTTTTCGCCATATCCTTTTGCCACCAGATCAATGCGGTGGTATCCAATCCGAAATCCCACGAAATAAACAGCGGTAAATTTGGGTTGTAATTAACGTCGGAAAGTTTAACGCTTTTTTGCCACTCCGATAAATAGACCTTTCCCTCCATAGACCCTGTATAAGACTTTAAGATTTCACGCTCGAATTCTTCTTTAGACCTTCTACCTCTTTGCTCTTTAAGCCATTCTGCGCCTTTAGCAGGGATAGCCGAGTAATCTATAGAGAACACATCTACTTTACCCGCTAAGCCTGCTATTAATTTATACGCGTGAGAAGTCTTACCGTTATCTGGGGGGGTAGTAACTGCCAGTCTAATCTTTGTTACGTCTCCCGCCGATTCCCACGCGGGCCTAGCCCATCCCCAGAATCCAAATTCGTCGAACAGAACCATGGTTTGCCTTCCGCCTCTAGCAAAGCTGGGATTAGCTGATTCCCCTGTAATAGTGTTATCGTTTACTGGATTAGTTAACTTTAAGTATGTTCTGTTCTTTTCCATTCGAAACCCTTGGGGTTTCATCCACGCAGGTAATTCTTTAATTGTATAGTCTAGCTTATAGAATAAAGTGTCGGGGTCTCCTGCAGAATCTACATAATCCTCTTTTCTAGATCCTACGCGAGCATTAAAAAAATCGTCCATCAGCCAATGCTTTAGCAAGAAATTCATCGTGATGACCGTGATCCCTACATCTCGAGGCTTATCCACAAAACCATCGCGCGGATTTTTTAATAAAGATTCTAAGTATCTTAAATACTCGACCTGCTGCCCTTCGTAAAGCATCAGCGGTAGTTTAGCTATTTTATTTCGGGGGTCGTAGGTCCACGCAAAGGTGTCGAACCATAAAAGATCGTCGGATGCACATTCCAGCAAGAGATCCCGCCTATAAAGCTGGTCGCTATTTGCCTTCTGTATCCGCTCCAGTCGCTTCTCTAGCAAGTTTCTGTAATTCCTCATCGGTCAATCCTTTAAAGTTTGTTATATTAACCTCCATTTTTAGGGGTTCCCCGTCTTCTCCGGAAAGTTCAGATCTAGTAGAGTATAACTTTTTTTGCCTTCGCGCTAGGTATCGCCAAGAATCTTCGATAGACCCTTCTACAACGGCTTTAGCGACGTTTCTTTTTGCAGCAAAAGAAACAAAAGACCGCACACATTCCATTTTTAATCTAAATTGTGTAGACAACATTTGGTAGTTATAGTAGCTAGAGTCGTTTATGCCTGCGTATATGCAAGCTTCTTGTATTGTAAAATCATTTTTTAGCGCTTCCTCTAATTTAGATAATACTTCTAATGTTAAGACCTTTTTATGCCTTCCCATGAGCTGTTTTATCGTAAAATCCTGCTTTTTTGCTTCCATTTGCTTTTATTTTAGCACTTGTACCCTATTTTACAACTTCGCTGTATTCGGTAAGCTTTCGGTCTAAGGTACTTGACAAAGTACACAGTAATGTATTACAATTATTTATAACTTATTAAGTCGGTAACGACAAAAACGATGAAGATGAAAGTACACACTAAGCAGGATTATATAAATCGTGTAATCAAGATAATGTCAAAATATACCCTGCTTAGTGTTAAAAGAGAAGATGCTGTAGAGAAAGTTGAGGAATACTACGAGTTTGCTGAACGTTGTTATGCAGATTGTACACTTACACAAAAGTGCGAACGGGTAATTGATGCAGCCCGCTACAGTTGTTTCAATCCGATGACAGATTAGTTTATTAATTATTATTTAAATCCAGTTATTAAAAGACGATGGGCAAGATACTAAAAACAAAGATAGTATGCTTAAGATTTACACAAGAAGATTACAATGCAATAGATAAGGAGGCCGTTAATAAAAACATGAGCCTTTCGGCATATGTACGATCTCTAGTAGTTATGTATATTAAATCTAAAAATGTAGAAAATGAAGAATAATAGAACAGAATTATTAATAACTTTGCTTTTTTTATGGACGTTATTTATAGTGCTTTTAATTGCTTCTGTTTATATGCTACTAGCTAGTAGTTAGTATATATAGAAATTAGATTGATGCTAAGTTTTACTTTAATTTAAGTATAAAGCTTGTAAAAATGAATAATAAAGATTTTAATGAGAAAATACGGATAATAATTGATGAAGCGGTAACAAGAGGCGAAAGAATAGGGCAAAAAGTAGTTTTAAGAAGTAAAACGGCGGAAAAAATAACGCTTAAAGAATATTTATATAAAAAATACTCCCTTCCTAACTTAGCTCTAAGTACTTGACAAAGCATTAGTAATAGGTTAAAGTTAGATATAAATTTAGTTGCAATAATGAAGATGAAAGATATATTAAATCCAGTGCAACAGAGGGCTTTAGTAATGGCTTATTTGAGGCTGTGGCACTATAACGACGATTTAAGCAAGTTTAATCTATTAGAAGCCATGGCAGAGCTAGACGATATGATTATCAAAGACCCAGAGTGTGCATTTTTGCCTAGCTTTATTGCTAATCATTCTGCTTTCTCATTTTTAAATATCGGAAACGGAAAGGCTGGACATGGTAAGAAAGATTAGTAAAAAGGAGGACAAGAAAGTGGGGCTGATTTATTCTAGGATATCGGGCGTAATGGCAGATATTAACCCAGTTGCCAAAAATTCTAGCAACGATGCACAACGCTATAAGTTTAGAGGCGTTGACGCTGTGTATAACGAACTAAACAAGCACATGGCAAAGCACCAGGTTTTTACGACGTCGGAAATTGTTTCAGAAAAAAATGAAGAAAGACCCTCGAAAAACGGGGGAATGCTAATCTATAGGATCTTAAACATTCGTTTTACTTTTTTTACTGTAGATGGTTCTTTTGTAAAAACCAATACAATTGGCGAAGGCATGGACAGTGGCGATAAGGCTTCTAATAAAGCTATGTCCGTTGCTCATAAATATGCTTTATTACAAGTATTTTGTATACCTACGCAAGACGTTAAAGATCCAGAAGCGGACTCGCCTGAATTAATATCCGACGCAAATTACCTAATAAGTGCAAATGCTAAAGCTAATTCAGTAAAAAATCTGGAAACACTGTCTTATATATGGGACACGCACAAGAGACTACAAACTAATGCTAATTTTATTGCGAACATGACAAAAAATAGAATGCGGATAGAGAAGACCGCCGCAGAACTTAAGCAAAAAGTGGTTGAGTCGATACAAGAGGACGCAGTAGAAGAGGAAGGCACTACAGTTAACCCAGACGATGTTATTCTACCAGAGGAAGAGTTAGATAACCTAGATAATTTATACAATAACGTAATGGAAAGGGACTAATGGGAGTACATACTAACAAAGTAAATGACCAAATTGTTATAGATATATTAAACGACCTAGCCATCGGTGCTAGATCGTCTAGTCTAAAACCTGAATACTTAAAGATAATGCACATGCGCTTTATAGATAAAAAGACATTGCGAGAGATCGGAGAGGCTTATAATTGCTCTAGGGAAAACATAAGACAGATAGTTAGTTTAGCTAAGAGAAAACTTGGTATTATCTAGTCCAAAATATTCTTGACAAAGCATTGCGAAGGTGCAAATATATAGTATAACTTTAGTAATAAATGAAGATGAAGAATAATACAGATCTTAACTCGCTTTTAGATGTGCAAGAGTATATAGCTGACTTTAAAGAACAGTCTATAGCATTATGCTTCGATGTTGGTTTTGTTAGCGCAGACAGCAACACGCTAACAGGCGTTAGAGCTTACTCTGCTAATAATAGCCGTACCCCTTTCGTTATGGCATATCAATTTGCCCGAAAATATGCATCAAACACGACATTAACTTTTATTGACATCATTGAAGGTGAGGACGGCGTAGTTTTAGGCACTCTATACCTAAATACAGATGGTATCTACGATTATAGTTTCGATTAAGAATTATTTATAATATCCTAAAATGAAGGACTCATTTTTGTTATTTTCAGATAATTTAACCGTAGTTAATAAACTTTCCGACGTAGAAGCTGGAAAATTATTAAAAGCAATCGTAAATTATACATCCAATAAATCTGTGGATAAGTTAGATAAAATCACAGAAATCGTTTTTGAGCCAATCAAAAATTCTATAGATAGAAATAATAATAAATACTCAAATGAGGTCGAAAAGAGGCGCCAGGCAGGGAAATTGGGAGGGTTAGCAAGTGCTAATAAATCCAAGCAAGTGCTAGCAAGTGCTAGCGATGCTGAACGAAAGCTAGCAAATCAAGCTGATAGTGTTCCTGAGCCTGAGCCTGAGCCTGAACCTGAGCATGATAAAACACAAGAACAATTTATAACCCAAACGAGTTTGGGCTTTACGCTCCAGCAATTCCTGGAAGACTTCAACCTGATCCGTAAACACTTCGTAGCAAATGCCACTGGTATCAAGGTCGTTGGGGACAAAACCATGCGGCAATTTAGGGCAATTGTGAAAGCTGGTGCAAATCGGGAGAGTATGCAACACGCCCTAAAAGCAATGTTTCTGGAC